CATCCCCTACTTGCCGAATCCGTCACACAATTCCAGGCACAAGCCTATGGAGAAATACTGCCCGCTCAAGGGCCGGTAAAGACCCAAATTGTTGGCGCCATTACTCCTGACTCCGAAGCACAAGCTGCCAGAGTCAAGGAGTACATGAATTATCAAATCATGCATGTCATGGAAGAATACGATCCTGAGACTGACATGCTGTTGTTTTACCTGCCGTTGTCGGGTTCTGCGTTTCGTAAGGTTTATTACGATCAGAATCTAGGGCGTGCCGTATCGAAGTTTATTCCGTCTGAAAACCTTGTCGTGCCTTACGACACCAGTGATTTACAAACGGCTGTAAGGATCACCAACATTGTCTCAATGCCAATGAACGATGTGGTCAAGTTACAGAAAAGCGGGTTTTATAGCGATGTCCCACTTAAATCGATGGGTTCTCAGTACAACAATGAGGACATTCAAGAAGAGATTGATAAGCTCCAAGGCGTAGAGCCGTCTTACGATTCGGGTGCCGATTGTGAATTGTACGAGATTCACACCGACTTGGATCTACCAGGTTTTGAAGATGTCGATGAAATGGGTGAGCCAACAGGGATTAAGTTGCCCTACATCATTACGTTGTCTAAACGCAACAATGTCGTCCTTTCGATTCGTCGCAACTGGAATGAGACCGATCCGCTTCGCAAAAAGATACAATACTTTGTCCATTACAAGTTCTTACCAGGACTTGGATTTTATGGTTTTGGCTTGACGCACATGATTGGGGGGCTTTCACGGGCTTCCACTTCCATACTGCGTCAGCTGATCGACGCTGGCACACTGGCCAACCTGCCTGCCGGATTCAAGGCACGAGGTATTCGCATCCGGAACGACGATCAGCCCCTACAACCTGGTGAGTTTCGTGACATGGATGCCCCTGGGGGCAGTCTTCGAGACTCTTTTGTACCTCTTCCGTTTAAGGAGCCGTCGCAAACACTGCTCGCTTTAATGGGCTTGATGGTCGATGCGGGCAAACGATTTGCCTCCATTGCCGATATTCAAGTGGGCGATTCCAACCAAGAGATGCCAGTGGGCACCACGGTTGCTTTACTGGAGCGTGGCACCAAGGTCATGTCTTCGATTCACAAGCGTTTGCACTATGCACAAAAGATAGAATTTAATTTATTGGCAAGAATATTTGCTCAGTTCTTGCCTCCTTCTTATCCATACATGACCAAGAATGGTGATCAAAACATCAAACAGGCCGACTTTGATGACCGAGTAGACATCATTCCAGTATCGGATCCAAACATCTTCTCGATGAGTCAACGGGTCATGATGGCGCAACAAATGTTGCAAATGGCACAGTCCAACCCTGAGATTCATGGACAAATGGGCATATACGAGGCGTATCGCCGAATGTATCAAGCGCTCAATGTGCAGAACATTGAGGCAATCTTACCGCCTCCACCACAGCCCGAACCGATGGACCCTGCTCGTGAGAACGCAGGTTTGTTGATGGGACAAAGGGCACAAGCATTTCCTGGGCAAGACCACGATGCACACATTGCTTCACACATGAGTCTTTACCAAACCGCCATTGTGCAACAGAATCCACAAGCATTGGCGGCCATTCAAGCACATGTGTATGATCACATTGCGCTCAAAGCAGAAGAGGTTGTACAACAACAAATGGCACAAGATCCACAAATGATGCAGATGCAACAACAAATGATGCAACTGCCACCAGAACAACAACAACAGATGCAACAGCAAATGATGATGCAGCAACAAGCACAAGTGGCACAAGTGATTGCTCAATTGACACAAGAGATTAATCAACAGTTTGCGCCACCTCCACCACCAGAAGATCCATTGGTTGAGCTCAGACGCCAAGAACTTGACATCAAAGCAGGTGATTTGATGAGAAAACAACAAGAATTTGGAGAAAAACAAGAATTGGATATAATGAAAATGAAACAACAAGACGATTTAGCAAGAGAACGCATTGAAACAAGCGAAGACATTGCCGTGATGAAAAACGAAGTGGCAAAGGATCGATTGGAACAAGCAGAGCGTTTTAAAGCAGCAGATTTACAACAGGAGAGAGATCAATGAGTTCAGTAATGAAAGCGATGCAAGCCGCACACAAAGAACAAATGAAAAAAGAAGTGGCTATGCAAGAAGAGAAAATGGCCGAACACATGGCGGAAAGAGCTTGGCGTGGAGATCCCAAAAGAAAAGAACAAGTTTTGGGTGAACCAGAAAAAGTAGAAGAAAAGCCAAAACCTAAAGCCAAAAAGAAAGCAGCGGCTAAGAAAAAACCAGCGGCTAAAAAGAAAGCAGCACCTAAGAAGAAAGCAGCGAAGAAAAAAAGTGCCGCTAAAAAAGGGTAGCGCAAAGAAAACAGTTTCTGCTAACATAAAGAAACTGAGGAAAGAGGGTTACAAGAAGAAACAATCAATTGCCATTGCTTTGAGCAAGGCAGGAAAGTCTAAAAAGAAGAGGAAGACCAATGCAAAGACCAAGAAAGTTCAAAGGCGCAATGCCAAAAGACCCAGTCGCCGCAAGTAAATCAATGAAGATTAAAGACCAAGGGACTGTGCCAATGGCGCAACCCAAGAAGATAGCCAACGGCGGACCACCTAAACCAGGTGCAGACGCAGGCAAAGCAAAAGGTGGCGGTGCAGCGATTCGAGGCACTAATTTCGCAGGGAGGTTCTAATGCCTGGAAGTAAAATGAAAATGCCTAAATCACCTATGCTCATGATGAATCCCGATATGCCTGTCATGATGTTTAAAGACGGAGGTGCTTATCCAAACAAAGGATTAGAAGCATTGGCAAAAGAAGCGCCCGAAGTTGTTAAAAAGATGGGATACAAATACGGTGGTGATGTTGAAAAATATGCCACAGGCGATGCAGTGGTTTCTGAAGAAGAAAAGAAACGATTTAAAGACTTTCAACCTGAAGGCATGCTCAAAGGTACTATTTTTGATTATGTTCCTGACAAAGCACAAACCATGATGTTTATGATGGACCGAATGGGAATGGGTCAGCCAGAAGCAGCCCAACAAGAAGATAGTTTTAACATGCTTAGAATGTTTATGGAGCTGACACCCGAAGAGAAGATGATGGTGGCAGGCCCTGGATTTAACGAAATGACAGAAGATGAAGTGGCAATGGCGATGTACAATTTTATTGCTGAAGGCAGATCTTTAACAGGTGGCCGAGAAGTCGATTACATGGATCCTCAAAAACAAGGTATGGCTGGAGGCGGAATTGTTTCGCTGATGGATGATGATTATTGATGGCATCTCCTTTTTTCAGTCCTTTTAGAAGACCTCCAGTGAACCCATTTGGTTCCATGATGGGTTTTGGCATGGGGCCAAACTTGTTTTCAGGCGGGATGCCTTTTTACAATCCGTTTCCTAGAATGCCAATGTATGGTGGAGGATTGGGCGGATTCGGTGGGTTCGGCGGTATGGGCGGAGGCTTTAATCCGTTTATAATGACTCCACCTCCAATGCAAAGATTTCCTCGTTATGACTCTTTGATTCCTATGCAAAGCCAAATGCCATCTCAGTCATTGCAAGATTTGCCGTATCAACCTAAACAGCCTGAAATGACTTCGATTGAACAAAGACCACCTATGGATTCTAGGCCTATTAATTTAGCTGATGTTCAAGGACCAATTGACATGGTTGATCCAAGACCGATACCAGGTGTTGATTCAACGGTTGGCCAACCAAGAACAGATATAGAACAGTTACCAACGCCTATGCCAGATACTGGAGCAGATTTTAAACCATTTGATCCTTCAGGCCTTCAATCTAGGTTAGATGCACTAGAAAATAGACCTACCCCTTCTTTTACACCATTTGACCCCAGTGGTTTACAAGCAAGAATTGGTGATTTGGAAGGCAGACAAATGTTTGATCCATCTGGATTAAAGTCAAGAATTGATGCACTAGAAAACAGACAGATGCCAACATTTACACCGTTTGATCCGAGTGGATTACAGGCCAGACTGTCTGCTTTAGAAAATAGACAAACGCCATCTTATACGCCATTTGACCCAAGCGGTTTGCAATCTAGATTAAATACACTAGAAAACAGAATTCAAAAAACTGGGAATATTAATATGGCAGACATTGAAGCGTTGATTGAGCAACGACTGTCTGATTCTTTGAGAAATATGAATCTTTCACCAAGAAATCCTGGCGTTAATTCCATTACATACGATCCAAATGTTTCAATTCCTTTTAAAGAAGAGGATTTGAGAAAAAGATATAACGATAGATTGTTTATAGGTCAAGGCGGTCCATACGACATTTAAAAAAAAGTGGACGGATTAAGATTAGCAGAGTATATTCTAAAAGAATTGCGAAACAGACAAGACCAGATTTCTGATCATCTGTCTAGCGGTTCAATAAAAACGATGGAAGACTATCGTTTTCTCATTGGAGAGTTGACGGCACTTCGCTCCTTTGAAGATGATGTAAAAGAAGTGTTGCAAAAATCAACTGGAGACAGTTTAGATGAGTGACTTAGCAGTCCCAAAACATATAGAAGCCGAACGCAAGGCTCAAAAAGAAGCGCAAAAAATAGAGGAAAGCAAAAAAAACGGTAAAGCATCGATCCAAGATGCTTATATCGAACCTCAAGAAAGAGTCCTTGACCCTTCCCTTATTGACAACTCACTACTAGAAAGAATGCCCGAACCAACGGGTTGGCGTTTATTGGTGTTGCCATACAAAGGAAAAGGCGTTACAGAAGGAGGTATTGTTTTACCCGATACGCTTGTAGACAGAGAAGCTTTAGCAACTGTGGTGGCTTATGTGTTAAAAGTCGGTCCATTGGCATACAAAGACTCTAACAAATTTGGCGGAGAACCTTGGTGTCAAACGAAAGACTGGGTTTTAATTGGAAGATATGCAGGCGCTCGATTTAAATTAGATGATGGTGGCGAAGTCAGAATTATTAACGATGATGAAGTCATTGGCACTATTTTAGATCCTGACGATATCCAGAGCCTATAATCGGAGCAAGACATGGCAGAAGAATTACCAGAAATTACTGATGAAAAAATTGAAAAGGCTGCATTGCCAGAAGGCAAAAGAGCCAATGAAGAAGTATCTGAAGAATCTACTTTTATTGAATTAGAAGGAAAAGACTTAGATAACCTTCCGCCAATAGAAGAAGAGGAAGTTAAAGAAGATTTTGAAACCAGTAAACACGTTGAGAAACAAGCAGAAGAAATTGAAAACGAAGCTGAGAAAAGAGCTAAGTTAGCGCAAAACAGAATTGATAAAGCCGTTAAACAGGCCAAAGATTATCAAAGGCGAGAACTTCAGGCGCTTCAATATGCAAAACAAATTGCTGAAGAAAACAAAAAACTTAAAGAACAACAAGCTCAAATGTCAAATAGCTATGGAGCTGAATTTGGCGCAAGAGTTGAATCTCAACTAGAAGCTTCTAAAATTGCTTTGCAAAAAGCAATGGAAGAAGGAGAGGCTGAAAAGAT